TGGAGGCGTCCTTCTTCAGGGCTTCGATCCGGCCTGCCAGGGTGGCGGCTTCGCCGTCGATCTTGCCGGTGACTTTCCCGTCCACCAGCTTGGCCGACGCCAGGAAATCCGCCAGCACCGCCCGGACAGCGGTGTTGTTGCGGGACCCGGCAGCGGTCAGCTCCGCGTCCACGGCGGAGAGCAGCTTCACCTGGGCCAGCTCTTTTTCGTATGCCGCCTTGTCGGTCTTGGCCTGCTCCTCCAACTCCCCGATCTTCTTCTCCAGATTTTCCTTGTCCCCGGTGAGCTTTTTCAGGTCGGCCAGGGACGCGGCGTGGGTCTTGGCGCCCTCCTCCAGCTGGCCCACCTGGGTTTCCAGCTCCTTGACCTTGCGGTCCTTTTCGTCCAGGTCCTGCTTGGGCGCGTAGCCCTTGCCCAGCTCCTGGGTCACCGCCTGGTCGATCTCGTCGGTGTAGGCATCCCCCAGGATGGTTTTCAGCCATTCCAGCATGATGTTTTACCTCCTTTGTAGGTTTTGGGTATGAAAAAAGCACCGCGCTGTCAGCACGATGCTTCGATCATCAATAGTCAAGTTCCGGGTCGTATTCCAATTCCGGCCACAGCTCCGGCAGCGGCTTCCCACCTTGGAGATCCCGCAGCACCTGGGCAGCGTCCGCCGGACTCTGGCAAGCTACCTCTCCATCCTCTGTTTCATAAAACAGCCCGCCGTCCGGTTCTCCATCTAAAAAAATGCCGCCATATTTGTCTAAATAGGCGCGCGCTGCTGCTGCTATCCTCGGGTCATCTTGAAAATCCTGATAGTTCATCAAATCGCTCCTTTTAATAGGCGTTCAAACTCCGCCAAAGCGGAGGGAAAATATTTCTCCAATGCCATGTACCGAGCTGGGTTGAAGAGTGCTTCAAACATGTGTGCAAAGGCTTCCTTCTCCAACGACCCAGGGGCACTCCAGTACCGTGTCTTGTGTCCCCATCTGCCTCGGCATTTGTTTTTTGAAAGGCCACCCATCAAATCAGAGACAGAGCTGTACAGGGCCGTCTGGACTTCTTGTGCCACCACGGCATAGGCCGCCGTCTTTCGAATCCCCTGCCGTTTCATAATGCCTTTGATGTAGGCGTCAAAGTCGGCCCGCAGAGCATCTCCAAAGCCAGGAGTGTCCAGGGAGAGCCAGCCGCCAGAGCTCCCGGCCGCGTAGTCGATATAGTGGCCGTGTTCGTGGAAAAATGTTACACCTGCGCCCCGCACGTTGGTTGCATCGTCGGCAAAGTTCATTTTGATTTCATTCCCCGCCGAACTGAAAAACGCCGTCCCGCTGTGTACTCCATCCGCGACGGAACCAGCCGGCACAAACTTTGCAAAGGCGGCTTGTCCCTCCGGCGTACCTACTGCAAAGCGGGCCTCCAGGGCGTCCCCATAATCCTTGGTCATACCAGGCATTCCCCGCACAGCTGAGGAAAAATGCTGCTGCTCCGGGGTCTGGTTGGGAACTGATGAGGGTATTGTACCACCCGCATGGGATGGTGTCAAACCAGTGTTGGCACCTGGGGCGAACTTCTTCCGCCACTCGTCGAAGGTCATATCGGCGGGAACTTTAGTGGTGGTGCCGTCCGGGTTTCTGGCCCACCGCTCCCCGATCCCCTCCATATCCGCAAAATACGGACAGGTGCAGCAGCGGCACCAGGGGTGGAAGGGCGGGGCGGTCAGCCCCACCTGATAGTCGGACATCTTGAACACCTTCCCGTCCAGGTCGCCGCAGAGGGGGCAGGTCTCCCCGTCGAAGGTGGCCACCACCTTGTACTGCTCCACCTCCAGGTCCCGGTAGCAGTCCTTCTGGGCGGCGCTGGAAAAGGCGGCAGCCTCGGTCATGATAAGCCGCCCCGCCTTGTCCTTCGCCACGCCGAACTGATGGGCAATGGCCTTGATCGCCCGATCCGGCGCTTCTCCCCGGATAATCATCTGGGTCAGGTTCGTGTTGACGCTGTTCACCAGGGCCTGCTTATTGGTCCAGCAGCGGTCCCGGAACGTCATCCCGTCCGCCGTCCAGGGGCGGGAGAGAACTTTCTGGATCGTCCGCTCATCCATGGCCTGCATGGTCCAGCCCACCCCCAGGCCCCGCTGAAGCTCGAAGGCGGTTCCGTAGTAGCTGCCCAGGTACATCCCGCGGATCACCGTGTCCGCTGCGTCCAGCTGGTTCCCATACAATTGCTCCGCCTGCTGTTGCAGCTGAAGCTGAATCGCTTCTAACCGGGAGATATGTACCCTGGCGCTGGCGTTCTCCAGCTGCTTCATCCAGGCCCCGTCCAGGGCGTTCTGCTGGCCGTAGGCGATATACTCCCCAACCGTCCAGCGGAATTCCTCCAGCTCGGCGGTGTTCAGGAGCCGCCGGGCGTCAGCCAGGGTGAGGCCGTTGTTGTCCGCGAAACGCTGATACCAGGCCGCAAGCTGCCGCTGCACCTCCGCCTGGGCCGCCCGGAATTGCCGCTCCAGGTTTTCCACATAAGCATAGGACTGATCTTTGAGCGCGTCCTCCATGCGCTTCATGCGCTGCGCCCAATAGACGGCGTTATTCTGACCCGGCATCGCCCTCACCGTCCTTTACGGGAGCGTCCTGCCCTTTGGTTTTCTCAAAGGCCGCCCGGTACGGATCAGCAGCAGCCTCCTCTTCCCGCTGGGCCTTGATCCGGGCCAGCTCCTCCTCCGGGTCGCTGACCCAGGGGTGCATCTTGACAATGGTCTCGTCGGAGAGGATGCCCACGGAAGCCTTGCAGTTGTTGATGGCCTCCGTCTCGTTGATGAGCACATCCCGGTCGAAGATGATCTTGACCTCCTGGCCCTCAAAGCTGCCCTGGCCGGTGTTGGCTAGGTGCTGATCTACGAACCAGAGCAATTCCTCCATCGCAGCTTGGAACTCCATCTCGATTCCGTTGGCGTCCAGGTCGATGTCAGAATACATGGACTGGATGTTCATCTGGTTAGGGTTGCCGCTCATGCGGTCGTCCTTGGCGTCGAAGCCCCGGGCGTTCTCGATAATGGCGTCCTTCAGCAGGGCCAGCAGGGTTTTATAGTTCTCGGCGTTGACCTCTATGGTCAGGGTATCTACCCCGCCCTCGCAGCCCTCATAGGAGCGCACTTTGATAACCCCATAGGCAGCCAGGTTATGCCGGAACCGCCCCAAGTCCTCCCCCTCGTAGTTCTTGATAACCAAGACGGTGGAGTGAATGTCCTCCTCCATCTGGTTGGCGAAGTTGGAGAGGATATCGTTGTAGGCGTCCTGTAGGCACTTCACCCGGGACAGCAGGGTCAGCTCATGGTGGGAGGATTTGAAACAGACCAGGGGGACGCGGTACCAGTTATAGGCTCGTTCCGCCCCGGTCACTGGGTCTCGCTCGATGATGTATGGCCCGGACCGGGCGTAATCGTCCGGCACCAGGGTCCCATCGTCCTTGCGGACAAAGCAATCCACCCCGCCGCCGTGCATCACCTCCACCTTCACCACCTGGCGGACCTGCTCCGTCTCGTCGTACTCCTGCACGGCGTAGAGGTGGACGGCGGCGTCCAGGATGGTGTGGTCCGCGTCCGCCCAGAAGGGCAGGACCTCATCCGCCGGGAGGCGCTGGAAGGTCAGCTCCCCGCCCTCGTAGCGGGGGCACAGCCAGCACTTGCCAGAAATCCAGGCCCCTTCCCCCACCGCTCGAAGGAGCCGCCGGAACCGGGCGCCCAGGATCGTGTTCAGGGCCTCGGCGTATTGGGCGTTCTCCGTGTCAAAGGAAAACGGCCGGCCGAAGGAGTAGTTGGTCTTCTGGTCCACCATCTTGGCGTACTGGTTGTCCACCATGCGGTGGTTGGGCAGGTGGGACAGCTCCACCAGGTTCCCATCATCGTCCAGGGCCAGCCTACGGCGGCGCAGGACCGCCTGGTCCCCGTCGTAGTATTCCTCCGCCTCCAGCTGCCGCCTGCGCTCGGGGGAGTGGAGCCAGGCGGTGATCTCCAGCTCCAGGAAGCGTTTATCTGTCATGCCCCGGCGGAAGTTGGTGGCGCTGCGGTGGGTGCAGTCGTCGCGCAGATTGAGTGTTACCACAGCTTCACCACCTCACAGACAGCCCGCCTGCTGCCAGGCGGCGTATATCTTTGGGCCTTGGATGGCGAACCAGTCCACCATCTCTTCGTTGTCAGCCCAGGACTCGGACTTCTCCGTGTTGATGCTCAGCCCGCTTTCGTGGAGGAATGCGTGGATGATCTCGTGGCGCATGACCTTCCGCCTGTAAACGTCCAGGTCCCGCAGCGCCCCTGTCTCTTTGCGTTCCTCTGGCGTATAACCCCGAGCCACGCAGCACTTGACGCTGAAATCACAATAGCCGTCCCTGTCCCTTAAATAGGCATCCTCTGCCTCGGTCGGGTAGCGCACCGTGTACGGCTCCCCCAGGATAGAAATCTGCATAACATCCCTCCTCAAAAATCAAACAGCTTGGGCGCGAACACCTTGTGGACGAAGTACCGCACATCGTCCATGGCGTGGTCGTTCTCCTTGATGGGCTTATCTCCTACGGCCTTCTCATCCCAGCGGTACAGGCCGAACTCCCGGATACAGTCCTCACACCCCTCGCAGATAAACAGCCGCCCCTGCTGTAGCTGCGTCGCCACGTTGCGGATGCCGTCCAGCACGGCGTTGGACGCCTTGGTCTCGTAAAAGCGCCCGTGCCGCCGGATGGTCTCCAGAAACGATGCCGCCGACGGGTCTACGATGACCCCACGGATAGGCAGGTCCCCGGCCAGGGCCTCCAGGGCGGTATAATACTCCTCGTCGGTGCGCTGTGCTCCCACCTTCCGGCTATCGTAGTAATACTCCCGCATCCGGTACCACTTGCCGTCCGCCCGGCCCCAGAGGCCCATAGAACAGGGGTTGGCGGTGCCGTAGTCCACGCTGATGTAGTAGCAGTCATAGGGCCGGGGGACGTCCGGGACCACATGAAAATCCTTGTTGAACATGGTGTAGATCAACCCCTCAGCCACCACCCACAGGCCCCGGATGTAGCGGTCATAGAACACTCCGGCATACATCCCCTCATACCGCGCCCGGATTTTCTGGGGCAGGGCGGGGTTGTCCTCCATGGTGAAGTGGAGGTGGAGGGCGTTCTTCTCCTTGGGCTTCTCGCCCTCCACCCAGTTTTTATAAAACCAGTGCTCCGGCCCCTCCGGGTTGCAGTTGAACCAGAACTTGGACCCCTCGATGGAGCACCGGGCCAGGGCCTGCTCCACGAAGGACTGGGGCTGCAAGGCCACCTCATCCAGCAGCACCCCTGCCAGGGTGATGCCCTGGATCAGGGTGTAACTGGACTCATCCCGGCCGCCGAAGAGGAAGTATGTGTTCTCCCGCCCGGTGCCGTCGGTGATGGTCAATTTATTCTCCGACCGCCGCTCTACGATCCCCAGCTCCGGCGGTATCCAGTCCCGCAGATTCAGAACCACGTTGCGCCGTAAACTCTCGATGGTCTTGCCGCACAGGGCGAATTTCTGGCCATTGAACGTGACCATGGACCACAGGATAAAGCCCACCGTCATGCACACCGTCTTCCCGCTGCGGATGGACCCGTCACAGATCAGGGCGTCCCGATCCCGGAAGCGGGGCTGCTGCCACCAGAGCATGGCCAGCTTTTGACGTTTACTCAACCTCTGGTAGATCATCGGTGTCCACCTCCTCGGTGCTCAAAATCGCGGCCAGCAGATTGTTCTGGCCCTCGTCGGTCCCTACGCTGCCCCCCAGGGCGGCCACCTCGGCCTCCCGGCTCTCCCGCTCCAGGGCGGTGGCCAGTTTAAGGATGGGGGCCAGGTTCTTCT